ACTCCAACTTATGTTGGTGAATCTTCTTCAATAACAGCAACTTTAGACATTCAAGTAGGTTTTTATACAAGAATCGGAGATACAGTGTTTTTCCGAGTTCATTTAGGTACAGATGCAGTTAGTGGTGGAAGTACTTCAGTCTTAACAATAAACGGGTTGCCGTTTGCTACAAACTCAGGTCGTAATTTTTCTGGTAATGTTGGTCTTAATTATACTTGGGGCAGCAATTCTCCTATATATTGGTATGCTAACGCCAATGAAAGTAAAATCTTTTTGTATAAAGCAGGGGGGGCCAACCTAACAACAAACGACCTCGCAACAGGGGCCAATTCAAATAGAATTTGGATACAAGGTCAGTATACAGTTTAATAACCCACTGCATAGCTTTGGGTCGGACAGTCCAAGCCATAAAGGAGATAAAAGTGGCACTAACAGAAGAAACACTAAACGACAAAATAGAAGTCGTGAACAACGGCACATTTCCTGTCGTACAAGTACGCACCGCTAACATCATCAAGCGTGATGGCGAAGAGATCAGCCGCAACTTTCACCGTCATGTAGTAATGCCAGACGCTGATCTAGCAGACGAAGACGCAGACGTAGCAGACATCTGTGCAGCAGTACACACAGACGCCGTTAAGACAGCTTATGCGGCACACTTAGCAGCGCAAGGAGAATAACTATGGCTATTACTTACACTTGGACTATTCCAACATTAGAACACGAAATCGCTGACGGTGGCGTATACATTGCTCACTGGCGCTGCACAGGTCAGGATGACGATGGCAACACAGCATCAAACTATGGCACCTGTGGTTTAACCTACGATGCCTCTGCGTCTGACTACACGCCGTATGCAGATATTACAAAAGATCAAGCTCAGGGCTGGATCTGGGGTCATGTATCACAAGCTGATACTGAAGCTGCTATTGCTTCTAAGATTGATGCGATAGCTAATCCAACGTCTGCAAGCGGGGTTCCGTGGTAGACATAACCTGAAGGGAGATCAACGTGGCTGAAGAACAAAAGGTCATTACGATTGACGAAGTAGAGTATACTGAAGATCAACTGAGCGATGAAGCAAAGGCCTGCATAAATCATATTGGTTCTTTAGACCAAAAGATTAATAGCGCTCAGCTTAATTTAATACAACTGCAAGGTGGTCGTGAGTACTTCATGACTAAATTAAAGGAAGCAATAGAGTAATGGACAAGCGCACCGTACAGTCAGCGCATACGCGCATTGATGGATTGGAGAAGGAAATCGTGGCTATTAAAACCGAGATGGACATTCAATTCAAAGATTTGTTTAACCGCGTAAAGCGTTTAGAAGCGATTGTTATTGGTGCGTCTGCTTTCATCATAGCTCTGCTTCTTCGCATTAATATGATGGGGTAAACCATGCTTGCTGAATTAGCAGCAGCTAACGCTGCTTACAGCACGATTAAGAAGTTTGTCTCTAATGGCAAGGAGGTGTCGGATTTTCTGGCACCTCTTAAAAATCTTGTAAGCTCTGAAGAAGAGTTAAAAGCTAGAGGCAACCGCAAGAAGAACGGTTTATTTTCTAAGGTCATGGGCAAATCTGCTGATGACTTTGATGAGTTCATTGCTTTGCAACAGATACAAGAGCAAAGAAAAGAATTAGAATCCATTTGCAGATTGTACGGCAAACCCGGCACTTGGGATTCATTCTTGGCCTTTGAGGCTAAGATGCGTGTTCAGCGTAAGAAAGAAGCTGAAGAACGTCAGAAGCAAATAGCAGCTACAATTAAATATATTACTTGGGGTATAACTTCTTTATTGGGTGTTGGTGGTGTTGTTGCTTTGTATTTCTTTACTGAATTTTTGAAAGGGATCAGATGACTATAGCTATGGAAAAGATACTGGCATGGAAGCTCATGCCTCGCCTTATGATGCTTGTTATGACCATTATGTATATTCGTGTTATAGAATGGTTTATGTCTTTGCCGCAGGATGTGGTAAGTACACAGGCTACCGCGCTCACAGCTACCGTTACAGGCGCTCTCACAGGTGCTTTTGCAGTATGGGTAGGGCATGAGAAATGATTAGTCAGATTATAGGTGCAGTTGGTGGACTAGCTACGAGTTACTTGGATGGTAAGACTGCAATCCAAAAGGCTAATGCGGAGATCAAACTCAAGCAAGCTACTGGTGAGATGGACTGGGAGCAGTCAGCAATAGAAGCATCAAAGGATTCTTGGAAAGATGAGCTATGGACTATAGTTTTTGTAGCTATTCTTTGTATGAATTTTATTCCCTCTATGCAGGAAGTAATGGCGATTGGGTTTGCCAACTTAGAAACCACACCGCTCTGGGTGCAGTGGGGAATGTACGCTTCAATAGCAGCTAGCTTTGGAATCCGCACCATGAAAGGATTAAAGAAATGAGTTTTAAATTATCGCAACGCAGTCTTGATAGAATGCAAGGCGTAGATGATCGCATGGTTTCTGTAGTTAAGTTTGCAATCACAGCAACCAAGACAGACTTCGGAGTTATTCAAGGCATGCGCACCTTGGAAATGCAGAAGGCATTAGTAGCTAAGGGCGCTAGTCAAACCATGAAGTCAAAACATTTAGATGGATTGGCTGTTGATCTGATGGCTTACATTGAGGGCCGTGGTTCTTGGGAGCTTAATCTGTATGACGATTTGGCTGACGCTATGAAGGAAGGTGCTAATGCTGCTGGGGTCAGTGTGCGCTGGGGCGCTGCTTGGCATGTGCCTGACATTCGTAAGTGGGAAGGCACAATGGAAGATGCTATGAATGCTTATGTTGATAGGCGTAGAGAGCAGGGTCGAAGGCCATTCATTGATGGCCCTCATTTTGAGTTAATGCTTTAAGTGAGCAAACTTATCTGAGTGACGAGATAAAGTTTTTAAAGTTAAGGTGCGACTGTATCCTAAGAAGGACATGCGTCTACATATAGAGTCTTTACTCTTGCCCTCTAAGGCTAGTCTAATTATTTCTCTTGTCTCTGGCTTACCATCTCTGCCGCCCATATTGTAATTAGCAGGTAAGTTTTGTTTTAAGAATCGGCTTTGTCCGTCTCTTTCTTTAGCTCTTTTGTTTACTTGCTTTGCGTCTTCAAGCATTGCGGCTAGTAGCTTCTCATTCATATGTGATAGCCCTCACTTCTTAGTTTGTTTACAAATTGATTTAGTTCAGAACGTGCTGCCCATAGATCTTGTTTTACATTTGGATGTGGGTCGGTTCTGTTTTCTTCATCGATTAGTGTGTCGACTCTGCGCTTGAGGAAGTCTAACTCTACTTCATGTGCGCGGTGTATCTTCATTGCCTTCTCCCTTGTTGCACAACAGGCCAGAATATATTGTTGCGTTGTATAAAATTATTCAGACCAGATAGCTTTACGTCAAGTATTTTTGCTGCTTGTGTTTGAGTGCAGCGAGATTGCGCTAATGCTTTTACTAGCTGTAGTTTCTCTCGCTTGTGACGTTGCGTCATTTCTTCCCATGTTTCCATGCTATTTCCTTTGGGTAAAAAAAAGCCCCACTTAAACAGTGCGAAACCTAATTAAGCGGGGCAGTTGTGAGGAGGGCAGGACGTCCCTCTGGAGAACTAAGCTTAGCTTAGAACGGAATGCTATCTTCTGACAAGGGGGAAGATGCAGGTTGTTGACCTTGTTGTTTGTCGCTTATCTGAAAAGACATATAAGGTTTACCATCTTTCATGCGTCTCCATCCAGCAATCCGTTTGTCTTCACCAACGGGGCCAGAGTAATCGGGTGCTGCATCATTGCCTTTCTTGTCGTTGTCAAACATTACAGCCATCTTTTGATAGACCTCAACAATACCGCGACCGTCTTTGGTCTGGTCTTTGACAAGAACTACTTTTGAATCCACGCCTTCGACGTTGACCTTGCCTTGCAAGATCATTTGCTGTGTTGGGAATGGTGTGAAGGCTGCGCCTCTGTTTGTATCGTCATATTCTGCCATGCTTCTGGCTCCTGTGTTGTGTGACTACCAGCCACTGCTCTTGTTACCACTGTCTTGATCGTACTTATTGCCATCCATCTTACCTAAGAAGATGTCAGCATCACAGCCAATGTGCGACAGTGCTTTAGTTAGGCCATCAGTGATAGCCATCTTCGGTGCATCCTCAGCCATACGACCCTTAGCTGCATCAAAGAACTTACGGCACCCTGTGAAGGGGCCAAATGAATTTGCTGGCGATGTATGCCAGACAGTAACATGCGCTAGTACAGCGCTGTCTCCGTTGCTTACAGGCACAATCTCTGTTGTGTTGTGCCAACTCCAGCCCTCACCGACTGGCCCAAACTGCTCAGTCATCTTTCTGACTTGGTATTGCGGGTCAATGGCGGTGAATGATCGGCTGCCGAAGCTAACCTTCTTCAGATATTTGGGGTCTGAAGAGGCTAGCTTGTCCCAGATGTCGAGGTTATTAGTCATTGTTGGTTCTCCTTGTTATGCGGAGTGATCCCCGCTTGTCTCGTTTGATTGTAAGGTGGTCGCAGTAAACTTCTCGCTCGTCACTACCGACCATTTGTTTAAGATCTTTCTTTGCGTTCTCGAACACGCGGTTATGCTCGTACCCATTGATGTAGGTAATTGATGCATCGATGAACTGGTTGTCTGTGCTGGCGTCTCGCTTGACCATGTTGTCCACCTCAATCTTGTCAATGGAGATGTCTGGCGTTTGAATACCAATCGGTTCTTCGTCGCGTATAACGTAACCCCAGAAGTCTGACACCACTGCCCACATAGAATTGAAATACTTGTGGTTGTACGAGACATAGGTTGATTCCCATTTGCTATTGCCAAAGATTACTGAGAAGTATGCGCCATCTGCATCTGATAAGTAGCAGTACAATTGTATCTGCGGCATGTAGTATTCAATGACATCATCCATATTTTTATATGGGTTGGTGTGCTTGGCCTCAACAATGCGAGATCCCCAGCGAGCATCGATCATGCCCTTGGCTGGCACGGTGCCAATCGTATCCTCTAGCTCTTCTTGATGACCAGACAATACGCAATCATGCTCTTGCTCAAACCATTTAAGATTGAAGTCTTCAGTCCAGCTACCGAGTTGTACTGCAATATTGCGAGACAAGTCGTCTGACTCTACGCGACCAGTTTTGATCTGCCATAGCTCAAGCCAGTCGCCATTCATAATTTTTACGCAGTCGCTGCCGCCTATGAAACCTTTACGTTCCATTGAGTTCTCCTTTTATTATATGAGTTAGACTACTGCATACTTGCAGCTTACTCAAGATATTTTTTGAGGTCAGCCTCTGTAAGGTCAGTAAGTTCAAGCAACTTTTTTCGTTGCTCGCCTTTGAAGTACGGCTCGCCAACAGGTTCGCCGTTCTTAATACGCTTGGCTATAATCTCATACTCATCCAGTACATAAGTATACTTCTTGTATTCTTTAGCATAGTGAGGTGA